GGTGGTGCAACTAAAGCTACAAATATGGATTCAAAGACTGCTGCAAAAAGATTTACAGGTGACGTTGGTGCTGCCCTTGAGGTAACTGAGGCTGCTCCTTTCGTTAAATTAGCTGCCACAGTTAAGACTGCAAGAAAGGCTGCAGACGAAATAGCTAATGCAGAGATTAAAAAACAAAAGAAAATATTAAAAACTGCTACTGTAGCACAGGCATTACACGATAGAAGATTTAACACAACAAAAATAAAACAGGCAACTTATACTGCAGAAACTAAAGCAAAACAAAAAGCTAAAGATGTAGCAGATAAAAACTTAAAGATAAAAGAAGATTTAATTAAAGCATTTGAAGTAAAAATAGGTGCTAGAAGCACAGGAAATATAGACGATATAATTGACCCTGATAAGTTAATCTCTAAAATGGCTTTTGGTAGGTTAACACTAGATCCTGCAAAGGCTAGAATTGTAGGTAGAAATCAAGCTAAAGAAATAAGTGACCCTGCATACAAAGATTACTTAGATGAGTTAGATTTATTTGGTGTAAAAGAAAATCCTTTAGTTAATCCTATTTTAAACGAGGATTTTTTAGATCCATTAGTTGCAGTAGTAAAAGAACTAAGCCAAAAGAATCCTAATGCTTTTGGTAAAGGTAAAACTTTAATTGATGATTTATTTAAACTTACAGTTAATAAAGAATTACAGGCAAGTTCTGAGTTAACTGATTTATTAGTTAAATATAACTTACCTTATGAAAAGTATATAATGTCAGTTATTGGATCAGGATCACAGGCAGGTACTATTCTTCAAAAGTTTTCACAAATGAAAAAAGCACAAAGAGTTGGTGAAAGGCTTATACATGCAAAAGAAATGAAAAGCGTTAATGAGAAACCTTTAGCTTGGAAGTTCTTTTTAAGATTTCTTAATATAGGTAGAGGTGCTATGGTTTCCCAACTAGCAACAATGGTTCGTAACGTAAGATCTGCTCTTTATAGATCTCCTATGGAAGGACTTGGTAATGTTTTAGATAATGCCATGTATCAATTTGGAGAGGGAAATTTTTTAAAGGGTGTAACTTCTTTATCTCCTGTGGGATTAAAAGTACCAAAACTTACAGGCACAATCAGTGATGCAAGTCCAATAATGATAACTAAAAATTGGAAGAATAGTTTTATGCACATGCGTTATTTGTATGATGATATGGGCGATTTTAGAGAGTTTTCAAATTTTTTATTAGATAGACCTGAGTTTGCAGATGAATATACTAGATTATATAATACTTTAAATGAAATACAAAAAGTAACAGGTAGAGGTGAGGCTACTAGTCGCTTTGGTAAAGTTATGGACTTTTTATTGAGTGAAGGTGAAGACTTTGTTACTGCACTAAACATACCTAATAGGTGGCAAGAGCATATCATTAGAACATCTTACTTTAATTCTACTTTAGAAAGATTAGTAAAACAAGAGTATGGTTTAGATTTAATTAAAGAATTAAAAAGAGGTAAACTTAATGACTTTATACAAAACTCAAGCTCTGTAATACCTAAAAAAGCTAGAAAGTTTGAAGAGTTAATTACTGATTCAGTAGAAAATTCATTAAGAAATACTTATGCTGCACAACCTCAAATTAGTGGATTTAGATGGTTAAGTAATAGTATTGCGAAATCAGGTTTAACTGTTCTTGTGGCATTCCCACGATTTTTATTTAGCTCTATTGAACTCATGGGTAAATACTCAGGTGGAGCTTTAGCAGTTCCAATTAGAAGAATGCTAAATCCTAGTCGTGCTTTTTCAAAATTAGATGCAACAGATAGAGATTTAGTAAGTAAAAACTTAGTTGGATTAGGTGCTCTATATGGTATGATGGAATATGATAAGAGCCAATACTCTGCAACAGATTATAGAAAAATAAAAATGGGAGATGGAAAAGAAATTGATTCAACACCTGAATTTCCTGTTAGACAATTTAGATATCTATCTAGACTTGGTAATGAATTTTTAAAAGGTTGGAGTATGAAAGCACCATCAGGTAAAGAGCCTTTCACTGATGGGGAAAGAATAAAAAATGGGGTTGACTATTTAAGAACAACTAATTTGCTAGATACCAAAGAAATTATGGAAACTTTTCTTGGTCAGAATCTTAGATTTGGAAGAGAGTTCACAGTTATAGAGGATTATGCTAGTTTATTCGCAGATTCAGATTTAACCATAGGAGAAAAATTAGGAAAAGGTTCAGGTGGAGCAATAGGAAACTTTGCTCAAAGATATTTTGTACCTTATGGAATGGTTATTGACGCTGAAAGAGCACTAGGTCTCAGAACAGATATGACAAAAGAAACTGCAGAAGAAACAGACTTAACTTTTGGTGGAGCTTTTACTAAAGCATTTACTAGACCTTTTAGAAGAAGAGGTATAATGTCTCCAATAGACGAGGCACAACTAAATGATAAAGTATATGCTTTTGATCCTGATGGTAAGAGAAGAATAAATCCGGGTATGAAACTAACTCTAGGTTTATCTTTTTATGAAGAAGACCCCCCACCAACAGACGTTTTTAAGCAATTTGGTTTTGATACTTTTGAGTTATCTTCAAAGGCAGGTTCTGTATTTGTAAGGGATAGACAAAACAAACTATTGCAAATAGCTATACCTATAATAGCAGAGCAAGTAAAATCTAAGATAGCTAATAATGAAAATTTGCCTGATGATGATCCTAATAAAATGAATAGAATAACTTTTAGAAAAACTATTAGAGATTATATAAAAGACAATATAAGTGGTGCTAAACAATACTTTGGGGATCTTAAATATTTTTATCCAATAAGAAAAGATTTAACAAAAGAAGAGAAGCAGTTTGAAGTAGCTATGGGTTTGTTTGAACAACAAATAACTTCGTTTAGAAGACAACCACCTCTATTTAGAACTAGAGCACTTAAAAACTTTGAAGATCTTTTTGATAGAGATGTTGTGGTTACACCTACATATCCTGAAGATATACTAGATGATAATGGTAATATATTACATGAAAAAGGCACTACTAATATGGATATAAGAACTTTATTAGAACTAGGACAATCTAAAAATCAAAATGTATTTAAAAAAATATCTAGGTAAATAAAGAACGCATAATACCCATAGCTAGTGCTGCACATGCTACTCCATTAACTGTAAGCAATGCTCTATCATGCCATAGATATGCCATACCTGCTAAGAATCCTGTACCTACACAAGATGCTACCAAGTCATAGAAGGGCAATACACCTGCAGACCTGCAGATGATGCCTGACATGATAAGTATAGAACCTGTCCACTTTAAATACCAAGATAGATCGTGGACAGGTGTAACTTTATTAACGAGTGTCTCCTGAACCTTGTAGTTTTCCTCTTCGTTTTCTGTCATTTAACTTCTCCAAATTATTTTCCATTATTTTTCCAAGACTAACATTTACCTCAGAGGCTAACATGGCACAGTACCATAATACATCTCCTACTTCAGATGCTACATCTGACTCTGTTCCATCACGAATAAGTTTTTTAACTTTACCTGCAACTTCACCTGCTTCACTGACAAGACCAAGGGAAAGGTAGGGTAGTGCATCCTTCTTTGGATATATAGCAGTTTCCCTTGCCTTTCTTTGATACTCGTCTGCAGTAATCATACTTTTGTTATGTGACTGCATGAACTTCATTGCTTCTTCTTCTAGCTTCTGCACGTTTTACTCCCTCTAGCTTCTTAAAATAGGCAAAGTTATAACCTCTTTGCCATTCCCTATGTTGCATAGTATTTTCTTTATAGGGACTGACGGTAGCTATTACTTTTACAGTATTAATATTTCTTATATACTGCTTTCCTTTAAAAGCATTTACTCCTCTTTCAAATTGAATTTTTAAAGGAGCATCATACTTACTTAGATTGGGACTTCGTTTCTTTTTTCTCATCAGAACTCTCCTGTGTTTTTGGTTTAGGT